ATCAAGACTATACAGGGGATAACTCTACTACTACGTTTAGTATCCCTTTTACATACACTGCCACTAGTGAAATTAGTGTAACGGTAGACGGTGTGGCTCAAACTGGCCTTTCTTTTCCTTCTGCCTCTCAAGTAACCTTGACTTCTGCACCTGCCTCTGGTACTCTGGTACAGGTTCGCCGTACTACAAGCCTTACGGCACGTGCAGTTGACTTTGCGTCAGGCTCAGTATTGACTGAGGAAGACTTGGATAATTCAAGCATCCAAACCTTCCACGCTTCTCAGGAAGCTATTGACCGTGCTAACGACTCTATTGCTGTAGATGATGACGATAAGTATGACGCACAAAACAAAGTTATTAAGAACGTAGCTACGCCTACCAACGCTAACGATGCTACAAACAAGTCTTATGTAGATACAGGAGCCAATAACGCTGCCACAAGCGCAGCAGCGGCTCTTGTCTCTCAGAACGCAGCAGCAGCTTCTGCCACAGCAGCAGCGAACAGTGCCACAGCAGCCGCTGGATCAGCTACTACTGCTGCCAGTGAAGCAACAGATAGTGCTAACTCAGCCACTGCCAGCGCATCGTCAGCCACTGCTAGTGCCAACTCAGCGTCAGCGGCCTCGACTTCTGAGAGCAATGCGGCTTCTTCAGCCTCGACTGCCTCAACTCAAGCCGCTAATAGTGCTACATCTGCGACTAATAGTGCAAACTCTGCGACTGCTAGTGCAAACTCTGCTACAGCATCGGCTGGATCGGCATCGACTGCGAGTACACAGGCGGCACTAGCTACCACTAATGGGGCGGCACAGGTTGCTCTAGCCACAACTCAGGCTAACAATGCAGCAACTTCAGCTACAGCAGCAGCTAACTCAGCTACAGCGGCAGCCACAAGCGAGACTAACGCAGCCAACAGTGCAGCAGCAGCGGCAGCAGCTTTTGACAACTTTGATGATACTTATCTTGGCAGTAAGACTAGCGATCCAACGGTTGACAATGACGGTGACCCGCTTACTCAAGGTGACCTCTATTTTAATAGCACTGCCAACGAGATGCGTGTCTATGATGGCGCAAACTGGATTGCAGCATCCTCTGCTGGTGCAGCATCACTGATCCTGTATGAATACACAGCGACTTCAGGGCAGACTACTTTCTCAGGTGCTGACGATAACTCAGCAAGCCTGTCCTATAGCGTAGGTAATATCCAAGTTGTAATGAACGGTGTCATCCTTGACCCATCAGACTACACAGCTACCAGTGGTACAAGCGTTGTGCTGGCCTCTGGTGCGGCTACTGGTGACTTGGTAAACATCTATGCCTTCAAGAGCTTCACTGTGGCCGACACGGTGTCTGCGTCTGCTGGCGGTACATTTGCTGGTGCGGTTGGCTTTGGTGCTGGGGCTACTGTTACAGGCAACGTCACTGCCGATGGTTTGCGCTTAGGCGATGGAGATTACGCAGCTTTTGGCGACGGGCTAGATTTACAAATCCTGCATAACTCTGCGGACTCTTTTATAACCGATGCTGGCACTGGGGATATGTATATTCGCGGTGACAACTCGCTATTAATTCAGCAACTAGATGGCACGAAAAACAAGGCTCAGTTTATTACTGGTGGTGCCGTGAACCTGATGCACAACGGAACAACTAGGTTCTCTACCAGCAGTACAGGCGTGGATGTCACTGGCACTGTGACGGCTGATGGACTTGACGTAAGCGGTACCTCTACATTCGGCACATCTAGCGCAGATACGAGATTTAACTTTGATGGGCCAAACCAGTATCGTGCAGTTTTCAAAAGTGGTGGCACTGTTGGTGGTCAAATCGGTGCTGGTGGCGCAGACGACTTGCGTTTCAGTAATGCGGCTGGTGCAACTGTTGCCACTATTAAAAATGGCAACTTGGGCATTGGCGAAACTGCCCCTGTTACACCGCTCACCATTGCAACCACCAACAAACTAGGGTCAACCTTTACTGGCACAACAAACGGTGAAGGTCTTACGGTTACGCAAACAGATTACAGCGCTGGCAACTACGTTTCGCTGGTTGAAGCTGCGTATGATGACAGTAATGATGCAAACCCAAATGTCCGTATCGGTGCAATGTTTGACGGTGGCGGCTCAACCCTAGCGTTTGGCACGTCAAATAGTTTTGGCGCTGGCATCACCAACACTGCTATGTCTATCGACGGCAGCGGCCGTGTGACGATGCCTAACCAGCCCTGCTGTTTCATTCAAGGGGCATCCTCGACAAACCATAACTACGGTAGCGGTGGAGTTATTATTAATTTCGCCCTTAGTGGTAATGGGGCTTTTACTCAAGGTGGCATAACGCATAACACTGGTAATGGAAGACTAACCGTTCCTTCCGCTGGACGCTATCTTTGCGGAATGACTTTCTATGACAACGATGGAAGTGCGGGGGCGGCTCGTGCTGGTATTCGCCACAACGGTGCAATGAGGGGTCACACTCATACAGAGTTCAACAATGGTCAAAGCGCAGTGACAGTGCTTTTGAATATGGCGGCTAACGACTACATCGACTTCCAGCAAGTTTACGGAACCGCCATCTACATGGGGCCGCATCACTTTTATGGTTTTATAACCAAACTCAATTAGGAGAAAACAGATGTCTCACACATTTAGTGTTACTGTTAGTGACGCAGAATATAAGTCACTACAATATGCGGCGGCTGACCCTCAAGATTGGGTTGAGAACGCTGTTACAACTCGCTGTCAGGTAGGGGGTGATGACATCATTGCCTTGCTTGTAGCCCACTGCAATGCCAACAACGTGCAAATTGCAACAGGTCGTGACGCCCAAATCACTCAAGCATACACCCTTGAGGTTGTAAAGACTGCGGCTGTGCGTAATGCAGAGGCCGAAGCAGAGATAGCGGCACTAGCAGGGGGCGGCGATGAGTAGAGCAAGAGACTTAGCAGACAGTGCCGATAAGGACATTGTAGGCACCCTTACAGTAGACGGCATTGAGGTGGACGGCGGCACGGTTAAGCTGGACGGCAACTACCCGACAGGCACAAACAATGTGGCGTTAGGTGATACTGCATTGGATAGTGTGGCCTCTGGTGGCACATCAAACACGATGGTGGGTTTTGCGGCTGGAACTGCAATTACTACAAGTGATAACAACACGGGTTTTGGGTATGCCGCTCTATACACGTCAACAGGAAATCAGAACACTGCTGTTGGTTCATCAGCTTTAGTTAGTTCTACTACTAGCGATAATAATACCGCGATGGGGCATTCTGCTATGTATGCCAACACTACTGGCACTCAGAATGTAGCGATAGGCGCGTTTTCTTTGGATGCAATTACAACAGGTAGCTATAACAATGTTCTTGGCTATGGTGCTGGCGGTGCAGTTACAACAGCTAACGGTAACACAGCTATGGGTCACACCGCCCTAACTAGTACAACCACTGGAGTTAATACTGGCTTTGGCTATGAGGCAGGATACTACACCACAACTGGCACAAGCAACACTTCTGTAGGTTATCAAGCACTGAAAGGCACCACTGCTACAACGGCAAGCCACAATACTGCTGTGGGTCATCAGGCACTCGCCGCAAACACCACAGCCTCTTACAACACTGCTGTAGGTAATGATGCACTTAAATCTAACACCTCTGGCGCACAGAACTCCTCTTTAGGACATCATTCTTTATTAAACAACACCTCTGGGTCTTACAACACAGCAGTCGGTCAGGGCGCGATGGTGTCTAACACCACTGCAAACAATAATACCGCTGTGGGTATGAATAGCCTATATAACAATACCACTGGCGCAAACAATGTTGCTGTCGGATTGAACGCACTGACCGCTAACACAACTGCTGGCAACAATGTAAGTGTTGGCAATTATTCTTTGTACAACACGACAACTGGAGGAAACAATGCTGCGTTTGGTGATGGTGCGCTGCTAACAAACACAACTGGCATATTTAATACTGCGGTGGGCAATAGCGCACTAAGAAATTCTACAACAGCATCTAACAACGTAGCCGTTGGCTATAACGCATTGATTGCAAACACCACCGCAACTCGCAACACGGCTTTGGGTAATCAGGCTGGGTATGCTAACACCACTGGCTATGGCGGTGTATTTGTAGGACAAAAAGCTGGATACGCTTCAGCAACTTCCAACTTGAATACTATGGTTGGTGATAATGCTGGTCTAAACACAACTGGCGCACAGAATACATTTATTGGTCAAGGTGCTGGTAGCACAACTACTACTGGCTCAAAGAACACCATTCTTGGTCGCTATGACGGCAATCAGGATGGCCTAGACATGCGCACAGCCTTCAACAATATCGTGCTGTCTGATGGCGATGGCAATATTGGTATGTGGTATGATAGTCAACGCTGGAGAATTTCAAATAGTGGTCAAAATAATTTTTGGCCAAATACGGGTTCTGTAAGTGGAAGAAATGGTATTGTACTTGACGGACATACTGGCGGTGGCAGTGGGTATGTTGGTGTTACAGGCGGTAATGTTGTATTATACTTAGACAGGAACGATACTGACGGCACGTTAGTTTTATTTTCCCACGCAGGAACAAATGAAGGTAGCGTTAGTGTCAGTGGCACTACCGTGTCATTCAACGGTGGACACCTGTCTCGCTGGTCACAAGCTACAGACGGCAACCGTATTGACGGCCTACTCAAAGGCACCGTGATGACTAACTTAGATCAGATGGCTGAGTGGACTAAGGATGACGTGACAGAAGATAATGAACAGCTAAACTGTATGGCTGTATCTTCAGTAGAAGGTGACCCAAATGTTGCTGGCGTGTTCGTCAACTGGGATGATGATGACGAGGACTACACTGCCGACATGAATATCGCAATGACAGGAGACATGATTATCCGCATTGCACAAGGCACAACTGTCGCACGAGGTGACTTGCTAATGAGTGCTGGCGATGGCACGGCAAAGCCGCAAGGTGACGACATTGTTCGCAGCAAAACAATCGCAAAAGTAACATCAACTAATGTATCGCACACCTATGACGATGGGTCATACTGTGTGCCTTGCGTCCTAATGGCTTGTTAAAGGATAGTAAAATGGACGAACTAACAGCAGAACAAATCGCACAAAACTACTCAGCGATGGGTGACAGCGTTGACCTCATCAATGCTATCATTGCTGGCGATGCAATGGCAGACGATGATGCAGAAGAGCGTCAGGGTTGCGTAGACCGCAATGTTGAGCATCTTGAATTGATGGTGGCAAAGGACTACTGGACTTCAGAAGACATGACAGCAGCTAATGCAGCCATTACGGCTGGTAACGCCTACACTGCATAATGAAGCTACAGCAAGTCATGGAACCAGAACTCAAAGTCCAGATGGAACTGGATGCTCACGAAAAAGAATGTGCCATCCGTTATGAGATGGTGCATGGCAAGCTAGAAAGCCTCGACAAGCGTATGTGGAGGCTTGAAGCAATGATAATGGGGTCAACGGTAATCATCGTTGGCCTAGCAGCATCGTTGCTAATGAAAGTATAAGGAGACAGCTATGATTGGCTTACCCCCTGTTGATGCGATTGAAATTGCATTGCTTGTAGTAATCATTATTCTTATTGTTAGAAAATGATACATGTATTCCTCTTGCTAGTCTATCTAGGTACAGGAGACTCTCGTAAACTGACTAGCGGAGATATGTACTTTCGTGATGTAAACGATTGTAACTATTTCGCTAGTCGGGTTGCGAAAGCTTATGGCAACTATCAATACTCAGCATACATAGACCCCAAAGACAGGGTAACAGCCTACTGCGTACCTAAATATGTAGACCAAGACAGCGTGAGGATATACGAATGATTGATCCAATTTCAGCTATGGCGACAGCTAACGCTGCCTTTAGAACCATTAAACAGGGTTTTTCAGTTGGTAGAGACATCGAACAGATGGCCTCTGACCTGTCTCGCTGGATGGGTGCTTTATCTGACTTGGAACAAGCAGAAAAAGAAGCTAAGAATCCCCCTATATTTAAGAAGCTTTTCTCTGGTTCTACAGTAGAGCAGGAAGCCATACAAGCTTTCGCGTCTAAAAAGAAAGCAGAGCAGCAGAGATATGAGCTAAAGCAGTGGATTAGCCTTACTATGGGCAAGAGTGCGTGGGATGAATTAATACGCATGGAAGGCCAGATACGTAAACAACGTCAAGAAACCATTTACAGACAGCGAGAACGCAGAAGAAAATTTGTAGAAGTTGCGGCTGTTTTAACTATTAGCCTTACAGGTATAGGTCTTCTTGTTTTGTTTATTATATGGTTAAAAGGAATAGCAGGATGATTAATGTATTACTACAAGGTTTATTTGGTGTAGCCAGTAGCGCAGTCGAAGGCTACGTGGACACAAAGAAAGCCAAAGCCAAACAGAAGCTTGTAAAGATTGAAGCTGAAACTAGCATTATGGAAAAAAAGATTGCTGGTGAAATTGATTGGGACAAAGAAGCCATATCTGGCTCAAAGGAGAGTTGGAAAGATGAGTATCTTACAATCTTGTTCAGTATACCACTACTACTATGCTTTATACCCTTCACTGTCGAATACGTTGAGAGAGGATTTGAAGCGTTATCTCTCACGCCAGACTGGTACAGGTACACGCTAGGTATTATCGTAAGTGCGTCTTTTGGTATCAAGGGTGCTACAAAGATGTTTGGTAAGAAATAGTGTACCATATGTGGGACATGCACAACAGAACCACAGAAGAACAGGCAAAGAGAAACAGAATGACACAGCTAGTTGAACAACTTAAACGCCACGAAGGATTGAGGTTAAAGCCATATCAATGCACTGCTGGAAAGCTAACTATCGGAATCGGACGAAACATCGAAGACATTGGCATTTCGGAAAGCGAAGCAGAAATGTTGCTGTCCAACGACATACAACGAGTGGTAACACAGTTGAAGGAAACCTTTCCGTGGACGCTGGACTTAGACGAGGTACGTTTTGCAGCTCTCGTCAACTTTACCTTCAACGTAGGGATAGGAACAACCAGCAAGTTCGTAAACGCAATGGCTCTGCTAAAGGGAGGAAACTTCGATATGGCAGCAGACGAGTTTCTGGACAGTAGATGGGCTAAACAAGTAGGACAACGCGCTGTAGAGATTACAGAGCAAATCCGTACAGGAGAGTGGCAGTGACAGAAAAACAACAGATGGACACTTTGCACGAAGCTGTAACGCAAGAGCTACTGCTACGTGTACGAAGTGGGGAAGCCACAGCCAGTGAGCTATCAGTAGCTGTCAAATTTTTGAAAGACAATGGTGCTTCTCTTGATGCAATCATGGCAGAGAGTCCTATGGCAAACCTGTTAAACGATCTACCCTTTGATGTAGCAGAGAGTGTACAGTGACAAACATTCCAGAGCCTCTTAGAGACTTTAGGAACTTTACCTACCTAGTATGGCAGCATCTAGGACTACCAGAGCCTACTCCTGTACAGTATGACATAGCTAACTACCTACAGAGTAGTCCCAAGCGTAGCATCATTGAGGCTTTTCGTGGTGTAGGTAAGTCCTACATCACTGCTGCCTACGTGGTACATCAGCTATTGCTAAACCCACAGCTAAAGTTTATGGTTGTCTCTGCGTCTAAGGCACGTGCTGATGACTTCTCTACATTCACACAGCGTATCATTGTAGAGCTACCTATATGCCAGCACCTAGTTGCTAAAGAAGGTCAACGCTGGTCTAAGATAGCCTTTGATGTTGCACCTGCTAAAGCATCTGGTAGCCCCTCAGTGAAGTCTGTGGGTGTTACAGGACAGCTTACAGGTAGCCGTGCTGACATTATCATTGCTGATGACGTAGAAGTTCCTAACAACAGTATGACGCACATGATGCGTGAGAAGCTGTCAGAGACTGTCAAGGAGTTTGACGCTGTTCTCAAGCCTGATGGCAAAATTATCTACTTGGGTACACCTCAGAACGAGATGTCCCTATACAACGTACTACTAAACCGTGGTTACGAGATGAGGGTTTGGCCTTCACGCTACCCTACCCTAGATCGCGCAGAGAAGGCGTATGGGGGCAGGTTAGCACCTTCGCTGTATGAAACCCTACAAAACAAGCAAGAGGCTGTGTATGGGCTTCCTACAGACCCTAAACGGTTTGACGATGAAGATTTGATAGAAAGAGAGCTAAGTTATGGTCGAAGTGGTTTTGCTTTGCAGTTTATGCTGGATACTTCACTTTCTGATGCAAACAAATATCCGCTTAAACTAAGTGACCTACTAGTATACTCATGTGATAAAGACACAGCACCAGAGAAGATGGTGTATGGTGTTATGAAACCTATGCACGACTTGCCCAATGTTGGACTCTCTGGGGATAAGTTTTACGCCCCTGAGGACACGATAGGTCGGCAGAGGTACTCTGGTAGCATCTTAGCCATTGACCCCTCTGGTAGAGGCTCTGACGAGACTGCATACGCCGTTGTAAAGATGTTAAACGGTTTCCTGTATGTTGTAGATGCTGGGGGTGTTGAGGGTGGTTACACAGATGTAGCACTACAACACCTGACTGACCTAGCTAAGATACATCAGGTAAACATGGTTCTCATTGAGAGTAACTTTGGTGACGGTATGTTTACGGAGCTACTCAAGCCACACCTGCTCAAGAGCTATCCCATAGCTATGGAAGAGGTTAGGCACAATACACAGAAGGAAGCACGTATCATTGACACCCTAGAGCCTGTTATGAACCAGCATAGGCTTGTTATAGACCCTAAGGTTATTCAGAAGGACTATGACAGTGTACAGAATATGCCACCTGAGAAGGGCATTAAGTACATGCTGACGTATCAGATGACTAGGATTACTAGACAGCGAGGAGCATTGGCACATGACGACAGGCTTGACGTTCTTGCTATGGCAGTGCAATACTGGGTTGACCAAATGGCTGCTGATGCAGATACAGAAATCAGAATCAGAAAAGAAGAACTACTGGACAATGAACTAGAAAAGTTTATGTCTCACCTGAATGTTTCTACCATAGAGCAGAAGCAGGAGGGCTGGTTACAGTTCTAAAGTTACAACATGGATAAGGGCTGTTAAACATACCATAGTGTATATTATATGTTTAACATGTTTAACAGTCTTTAACCTACTACTTACTACTTATGTATCGGTCATAAGAATGAGGCAGGAGTAAGATGGATGTATTTTGGTAAAAAAATCTGAGGGGGTGTATAATAGTAATGAACGCGCGACACCCCCGCGCCACTCCTTTATTATACCACGTGTCAAACATTCTGTCAATGTCAAACATTTGACGCCAATTCTTTGACATGTCAAACATCTGACGCGCCAGTGCTGCATATTTGCAACATGTGTGACATTTTTAACACACTCTGTCTGTCTCTCTCTATCTGTTCTTGTTCTGTTCATGTCCAACATGTAATACACCTTATAATATATATAAACGCATGTTCTCTATTTGTTCTTTTTTCAACATTTTTTACATTTTTTTCATTTTTGGGGTTGTGTTTATTTTTTGCCTATGCCATTATCTAATCATCAAACGAACACAAGCCTAATCACTGGCGACAATGTACTTGGTACAGATACAAGGTGAGATAAAGCGGAAAGGTGGCTAGCCAGCATAGTTTGATAAGAGACTAAAAAAGACTTGACTAACTAATACGACTAAGACTAGACTAAGAGAATAGAAAGACACATACGCTTGATAGCGACAAGACAACCCAAGTTTGTGGAAGGGCAGGCTACAGACCCTATAAAACCCTTGATGGCGAAGGTTAGGCAAGGTGGGGCGTGAGTGCTTGGCCAAGCTAGGGTGGAGTCCGATAGCAAGGACAAATCCCTAGCTATAACAAGGTGCAATGGTGCGCCTATATTGCGAGGAGTAGAAAGCAATGCAAAAATCAATCACAATCGTATCACGTAAAGAAGTACAATTTCGCCGCAAGACTGCTAGGTATGGCAAGGCTATTGGTACTATGTCCAATAATCAAGGCTATCTGGCGTTGAAGTCGCGTGATGCTGAAGGCAAGTTCGCTAAGGCTTGACAATATAGGGGACAACAATGTATTCTCCCTGACATTGTTGTACCTTGTTATAGCTAGGAGGAGTAGACCATGAAACTAAAGCTACTAGGCGTGGGTAATAACGCCAAGACAGTGAAGGGTGATGGCAGTGAATACTTGACTGCTATCCTGTACCTTGCGCCAGCCGATACAGTGGACGGAATCAATGTCTGTCCAATGGCAGTGCTGGCAGGTTGTAAGGCAGGGTGCCTATACAGTGCAGGGCGTGGAGCTATGAATAGTGTACAGGCAGCACGACAGCGCAAGACTATCTTATGGCGTGACTTCCGTGAGGTATTCATTGCCGACTTGATACAGGACATCACCAAGTTCAGGGCGTATTGTATCAAGAAGGGCATCAAGCCAGTGGTTAGGCTCAATGGGACTAGCGATATACATTGGGAGCGTTATGGCATCATGGAGCAGTTCCCAGACGTACAGTTCTATGACTATACCAAAGACATCAAGCGAGTGCGTAAGGCACTGCCTGACAACTATCACTTGACACTGAGCTACAGTGAGGCTAGTACTAGGTACAGTAACATGGTGCTGGATCAGATGTGTAAGCATCAGGGACACAACATGGCAGTAGTGTTCAGGGACAAGGACAAGATACCTAAGACCTACATGGGCTTCAAGGTAGTAGATGGTGACAAGGATGACTTGCGCTTTCTTGACCCTAGAGGTGTAGTGGTGGCACTGTATGCTAAAGGCAAGGCAAAGCAGGACACCAGTGGCTTTGTAATTGGATAGGAGACAGGACAATGCGAGTAACTAAACACATGCTAGAAAACAGACTATCACGCATCAACAGACGACTAGGTGTAAGCTATGCGCTAAACAATGCACCACACTACGGAGGATGGCAGTTGACATGTAATGAGGGTAGCTGTATCATTCAACATAGACTAGCACCACGTGAGATGTTGACCTATCTTGATGGGCTGATAGTGGGCATGGACATGATGGAAGGGGCATACAAATGAGTGATGAAGAAAAGCTAGAGTTAGCTAAACAAAGTTTAGAGTATGTGCATGGTATTTTACTTGACATCCTGAACGGCAACGTAGATAAAGACGAAGTGATGAATGGTGTAACAGTACTAGAGTTATTGAGGGGGTTAAAATGAGTATGTATATAGACACGGCCTACCCTGACATAGCACAGGATGCTAGACTATCCTGTATCCTGACCAAGATGAAGGCACTAGCAGTCCAGATAGAGGATGCTGAGTGGGAAGGGCAGGACGTATCAGCAATGAGGCAGCATTTATCTAGCCTAAAGTCTAAGCATAATGATGGCGCAACATATGAACCACTGTTTTAAGGGGCAAGACAATGAACGACATGAAGCAACACCTATATCTTCTAGATGAAGAAGACAAGGCTGCACCAGCGGCAGATGACTACTACTATTGGCAAAACTTTCAAGCCTGTTTAGATAACATGCGAAGGATGGATGAGGAGCAAGACTATGAGCAACATTCTAATACCCATTGATGATGACATCATGCTGTCTATCTATCAGAATGATGACACAGGACAGCTTGAGTGCATACCTTTGAGGGGTGGTGTATATGAGGGAAATATTGGTGAGCCTGTATTCTTTTATGATGTAGCAGAACTAGAGGACATCATCAGTGCGTGTAGGCAGGGGGACTACAAGATATTTAAGAACCAGTACACGTTTGAGTTTGAGGTAGTTAGTAATGACAATCAAGAGGGTGAACCCGATAGCGCGAGTGATGCTACAGAACAGACGTAGAACACAAGCAGTACCTAACAAGAAGAAGTATAACAGGAAGAAGGACAAGAAGAATGAGAAACCAATTCGATGACGCCTATGTTATGGGCTATCACAATGGCTATCATGCCTTGACATATAACAATGAGTATGATAGTAATGAACAGGCTCAGTATCACATCAAGTATAAGCATGGGTACACAGCAGGTAAAATGCAGCGAGTAAAAGAGGAGCGAGAAGATGTTGACAAAAGCTGAACTGATAACCATCATGAGCATGATGGAAATGGCTATGAATGAAGAGTATATTTATTGTGACTTTGCAGATGAAGATGCCTTTGTAGGTCTTCACAACTACCTTGTCACGTACATGAAGATCAGATCGTGGCTTAAAGATATGGAGAAGGATGAACAATGAGTATGGGATTCAAGACCTGCCCTCACTGCGATGATGGCGAGGCAGAGGCACTGTATGCTGTCGATGGTAAGATACAGTGGTTCTGTAATGAGTGTGGTGCTGAGTGGTTAGAAGAACCAGTATTGTATGAAGTAGTAACTAGGCAACAGCAGTGGATGCTAGAAAACTATGGTGAGGAATGATAGCAGTAGGTGTAGCAGGTATCATTGCTATGTGGCTAGTCATACTAGCAGGTAGTGCCAGTGACCATGAACAACTGATAGGTCTACAGCTAGTAGTAATGCTAGCAGTTATAGCAGTAATCAGTGCTGGCGTGGCTGTAACATATTAAACAATGTAAAGGGGGTCTTATCTTGGATGTAACTTTAGAAACAGACAAAGACCTGTTTGAACGACAGCTTGAACTAGAGACAGAGATGCTAACAGGTGGTATCCAGCGTTTCAGGAAGGCTAGAGACAGGTCAATAGATAGAGGTATGGAATCCCACACGGCACATGGTAGAGCCATCGTGTCAAGGATTGTAGACACAGTAGCAGATGGGTTGAGGGAATACCTAGACAACCCAAGCAACAAGTCCAGAGACATTGCGTGGAAGCGCATCAAGGATATGGACGTAGAACAAGTGGCATACCTGTCAGTGGTATCGCTAGTCGATAGCATCAGCAGGAAGAACACACTGCTTTATGTGGCGCGTACCATTGGTGCTAACGTAGAGATACAGGACAGGCTTGAGCGATGGATACACAGCGAGGGTGACGTAGCTAAGAACACCATCAAGCAAGCAATGAAGAAAGCCTATGGTGCTAGACGCTATGGCCTGACCAACAAGATGAACAAGGATGGGTACAAAGAGAGCGAGTGGCAGAAGTCAGAGCGTGTGCATGTTGGGTTCAAGATGGTTGACCTCATCATCCAGCACACAGCTATTGTAAAGCTGGACACACAACAGACAGAGCGTAAGCGTAGGGCTACCTATGTCATACCTACTGAGGGTACGCTTGAATGGATTACTGCTTTCAACGAATACATAGAGACATCAAGGCCACGTTACCTACCCTGCATCATACCACCTAAACAGTGGACAGATGTGCGTGGTGGTGGGTATCATGGTCACGACATTGACGAGCTACCAATAGTGAGGCGCAAATGAGCTTGAAGAAACATCTGAATCGGTTGGGTACTCAAGACCTGACACAAGAGTACGCCTGTCTCAATGCTTTGCAGGACACAGAGTGGCGCATCAATAAGAATGTACTTGACATTATCCGTAATCTGTGGGATAACGGACAGGAATGGGGCAAGCTACCAGCGAAGGAAGACACACCACTACCAGTGTATCCCTTTGGTAAAGAGCCTGACGAGATGACTGATGGAGAGAGGGAAGAGTTTCGTGCGTGGTCACGCAAGCGTAATGCTATCTACTCCCAAAACAACCGTAGCGTGAGCAAGCGCATACAAGTGGAGCGAACACTACAGATAGCAGAACAGTACGCTAAGTACGACAGGTTCTACTATGTGTGGCAGAATGACTTTCGTTCACGCAAGTATGCAAGCAGCACGTTCCTCTCTCCTCAGTCAGCAGATTGGAGCAAGGCTCTGTTAGAGTTTGGCTACCCTGTTAAGATTAATAATTGGGATGACGCACGTTGGCTGTGCATACATGGTGCTAACCTGTATGGTAACGACAAGGTAAGTCTTAACGACAGAGAACTGTGGGCGTGGGACTTTGCAGAAGAAGCACACAGGATTGTTGACAACCCATACGACAACCAGTTATGGTTGGAAGCAGACAAGCCTTATCAATTCCTAGCGTGGTGCTTTGAGTTGTCAGCCCTTGTCAAACAGGGGTGGGGGTTTGAGACACGCCTACCTGTGTCAGCAGATGGGTCATGTAATGGACTGCAACATCTGTCAGCCATCCTACTGGATGAGCAGGGAGCTAGGGCAACTAACCTTGTACCATCTGACCTACCTCAAGACATCTACACAGAGGTAGCAGAGGCTACAATCGCCAGTATCAAGGCAGAGGATACAGAGCTAGGGCGTAAGTGTCTTGCCTTTGGTATCGACAGGAAGCTAGCCAAGCGTCCTGTTATGATTGTACCCTACAGTGGTACACGCCACGCCTGTCGTGCCTATATTGAGGAAGCTATCAACGACAAGATCAAGGATGGCACACCCAATCCGTTTGGTGATGACCTCTTTGAAGCTAGCAATTATCTAGCTGGTCATGTGTGGGATGCTATCAGCAGTGTGATTGTATCAGCACGTAAGGTCATGGACTATGTAAAGAATGTTGCAGATGTTTACGCACAGATGGGACAGCACATGGAGTGGGTCACACCAACTGGTTGGGTTGTACTACAGCAGTACAGCCAGACACAACAGAAGCGCATCAAGACTCACATCAATGGTGAGGTGGTATCACTATCCTTTCCTAAGGAGAAAGAGAACACAGTACACAGGCACAGGACAGGGCTGGGTGCATCACCTAACTTTATCCACAGCCTAGATGCAGCAGCAATGACCAAGACTATTAACCAAGCCTCCAAGCTAGGCATCCACGACTATGCAATGGTGCATGACAGCTACGGCACACACAGTAGCATGATGCCATTGCTTAGTGAGGTACTGCGCGAAGAGTTTGTTAAGATGTATGAACAGCATGATGTGTTGACAGAGTTGAGACAACATGCTATCATAACACTAGGCACTGAGGATGTACCTCAACCACCTTCTTGTGGCAGCCTAGACCTACGTAACGTATTGAAATCAGACTATTTCTTTGCCTGATTTCTAAAGTTACAACCTAGCCAATCGGCAAAAACGTAGCAATCAAGGAGTAACATATGAGTGATATGATTGTATTGAAGGGAACAGCATTGTGGGCAAAAATATTTCAGCCTGACAATCGTTTCGTAAAACCTCACGGTGAGTATTCTACACAGGTACTTGTCCCTGAGGCAGAAGCAGCAGAAGTTTGTGAACAACTGGAAGCAATGGTTGATGCCAAGTTTGCAGAAGTTGTCAAGGATAAGCCAGCACTCAAGGCTACCCTGTCCAAGCGTCCTGTTACAGAACCACACGTAGACGACAGAACAGGTGAGCCGACAGGCAACCTTGTGTTCAAGAGTAAGTGCCTCGCTGTCGTTGAAAGCAAGACAGGTCAGACCTACGCGCAGAAGCCATCAGTGGTGGACTCCAAGCGTCAGCCTATGGCTGGCAACCAGTTAGTAGGTAATGGGTCTACCATCAAGGTAGCAGTGGAGCCTATCCCCTACTACATGGCAAGCACCAAGCAGGTAGGTGTATCACTACGCCTCAAGGCTGTGCAGGTTATTGACCTGAAAGAACATAACAAGTCTGCATCATCTATCTTCGATGACGAGGATGGCTTTGTAGCAGAGGCAGTACAGAAAGACGATGCTGCTGATGTGTTCGATGACCACGATACTTCTTCGGCTGGTGCAGATGAAGGGGACTTTTGAAGAGGCCGTGCTTTCTGACTTAGATAGTAGAGGCGTTCCATATATGTATGAGCCAGACAAGCTGGCCTATTACGTGGAACGTCACTACATCCCTGACCTAAAGCTAGGTACTATGATAGTAGAACTGAAGGGGTACTTCAGGCAAGACAGCCAGCGTAAGATGAAGGCAGTGAAGGCACAGTACCCCGACATGGATGTACGATTTGTATTCCAGAAGGCCAGTGCTACTATTCAGGGAGCTAAGAAGAGGAAGGACGGTACTAAAATGACATGTTCAGAATGGGCAGACCGTAATGGTTTTGTTTGGGCAGAGGGTACTATACCAGAGGAGTGGTTGAAATGAGTATCATCGAAGTACAAGAGGAACTTGTATCGGCAGTTGATTTGAACGTAGACTTGACAACAGATGGCTTGCGTGTCTCAGTATACATTGATGACGTAGAGGTGCATGACTTTGTAGCCTACGACACCATTGCTTATACGCTAGTGGCAGAGCGAGACAAGTATCCTAACGAGATTCTTGAACGTATCCTTCGGGAGTTTAAGAACATGGCAGACATATTGGAGCAAGCAGTAGATGAATCAGGAGAGTGAGTTTATCAGGCATGAGTCCTGTCCTCACTGTGGTAGTAGTGATGCCAATGCCTTATACGCAAATGGTAATCACTACTGCTTCTCTTGTCAGACGTTCACTAAAGCAGACGATGAACAAGGAGTGATTGCAGTGACAACACAGAAACCTAACACAGCGTTCCTACCTATAGATACGGTAGCGTTAAACAAGAGAAAAATTACTGACAAGACTGCGAAGCATTGGCAGTATGGACTAAGCACTTACAAGGGTACTAAGGTACAGGTAGCAAACATGTACGACAGGGCTGGCACTCTGCAAGCTCAGAAGGTACGCTTCCCTAACAAGGACTTCACAGTTGTAGGTGACATCAAGAAGATTGGACTGTATGGTGAACACCTCTGTCGTGATGGTGGCAAGATGATTACCATTGTTGAAGGCGAGTTGGATGCCCTCTCTGTTAGTCAATGTTTTGACAACAAGTGGCCTGTGGTATCTGTACCTCAGGGCGTACAGTCAGCAAAGAAGTCAGTAGCTAAGAGCCTTGAGTGGCTGTGTAACTACGATTCCATCATCATTATGTTTGACAATGATGAACATGGTCAGGCTGCTTCCCTTGAGGTAGCTAACATCCTACCACCCAACAAGGCTAAGATTGCGAAGCTTCCCCTCAAGGATGCGAGTGACATGGTACAGGCTGGACGACAGGCTGAACTGGTTGATGCAGTGTGGGGTGCTAAGACATACAGACCTGATGGTATCCTAGCTGGTACTGATGTGTGGGACATCGTGATTGCTAACGATGACAAGGATTCAGTAGCCTACCCATACGTGGGTATCCAAGAGAAGACAGGTGGCTGTCGTAAGGGTGAGATTGTCACAGTGACTGCTGGCTCTGGCATTGGTAAGTCACAGTTGGCACGTGAGTTTGCCCACGCCTTTGTAAAAGAAGGGCAGACACTAGGATACATTGCACTTGAGGAGAACGTAAAGCGTACTGCTCTTGGCCTTATGTCGTTGGAGTTGAACAAGCCCCTGCACTTGAGGCAGACTGATGTGCCAGAGGAGGAGTTACGCCATGCTTTTGACGCTACCGTTGGATCAGGTAGAGTATATCTTTATGACCATTGGGGTTCTACTGATAGCGATAACCTGCTGTCCAAGATACGCTACCTTGTTCGTGGTTGTGGGTGTGATTATATTATACTTGACCACATTAGTATTGTTGTTAGTGGTTTAGAGGGTGGTGATGAACGCCGACTTATTGACAACACCATGACTAGACTACGTGCGCTGGTTGAGGAACTAAACTGTGGTCTGATACTGGTATCCCACCTACGCAGACCATCAGGTGATAGAGGCCATGAGGATGGCGCACAAACTAGCATGTCACAACTACGTGGTAGTGCTGCCATTGGTCAGCTAAGTGACATCGTAATAGGGCTGGAACGCAACCAGCAAGACACAGATAATGCGAACATCAGTCAGGTCAGGGTTCTAAAGAACAGATGGTCAGGCGAAACTGGATTATGTTGTTCACTAGAATACAGCTTGGAGACAGGCCGTATGGTAGAGACAATCTTCGATGATGAAGAGGTAGACGACATAGAATTTTAGCTACTGCGGAGACAGAGCATGGATTTAATATTCGACTTAGAAGCAGACAACCTACTTGACGATGCCACAGTAACGTGGTGTATCGTGGCTAGGGATGCTGACACAGATGAGGTACACACCTTTGACCCCAACAATATCAAGGATGGGCTAGCCTTACTTAGCCAAGCCGATACACTCATTGGTCATAACATCATTGACTATGACCTGCGCCTTCTCAAGAAGTTGCATGGCTTTGAGTATCATGGCAACATCGTTGACACGTTGGTATACTCTAGAACTATCTGGCCTGACGTTAAAGAGATTGACTTCAAGCTAAACAAGAAGGGTACTTTCCCTCAGAAGTTGATAGGAAGTCACTCGCTCAAGGCGTGGGGCTACAGACTAGGAGAATTAAAAGGTGATTTCAATACTGGCAGCGAGAGCTTTGCAGCATACACCACTGAGATGCTCGACTACTGCATCCAAGACTGTGCTGTTACAGAAAAGCTTTATCGTAAAATTATGGAGAAAAATTTCAGCCAAGAGGCACTAGACCTTGAGACTGAGATACACACATTGCTTCTACATCAGCAGGAATATGGATTTCCTTTTGATGTGAAGGCTGCTCAATCCCTGTATGCTACCCTGTCAGGGCGTAGGTCAGAGATTGAGAACCAACTACAAGAAACTTTTGAGCCTACTATTGTAGAGCTAAAGACTAAGACTAAGACCATTCCATTCAACCCTGCTAGCCGACAGCAGATTGCTGACCGACTGATGAAGCGTGGTTGGGAGCCTCAGGCTCACACTGATAGTGGTGAACCTAAGGTAGATGAGACAGTGCTATCTGGTATCGACATGCCAGAAGCTGCCCTACTCAGTGAGTACCTGATGCTAAACAAACGCATTGGTCAGCTAGCTACAGGTAAGCAAGCGTGGTTGAAGATGGAGAAAGAGGGAAGACTTCATGGACGAGTTAATCATATGGGGGCTGTTACTTCTCGTTGTACTCACGCCAATCCTAATATGGCGCAAGTTCCCAGCGTTGGTGCGCCTTATGGAGAGGACTGTAGACGTTTATTCCACGCTCCTAGTGGGTATAGTCTATTGGGTGCTGATGCTAGCGGCCTTGAGTTGCGCTGTCTTGGGCATTATATGGCTGCTTATGACAATGGCGAGTATGCCAACACTGTAGTTAGTGGTGACATACACACAGCCAATCAACAAGCTGCTGGACTTCCCACGCGCAGTAACGCAAAGACATTCATCTATGGATTTCTTTATGGTTCAGGCGATGAGAAGACAGGCAAGATCATAGGTAAGGGTGCGAAGGAAGGTAGGGCTATCAAGAAGAAGTTCCTGAAGAAACTACCTGCTCTAAAATATCTCAAGGATGCTGTAGCAAAAGCAGCAGATCAGCGAGGTTGGGTCAAGGGATTGGATGGACGTATCATTCCTATCCGACATAGCCACGCAGCATTGAATACTCTACTACAGAGTGCAGGTGCTATCATCTGTAAGACATGGTACGTATACGTATCACGTGCTATCAAAGAAGCAAACTTAGATGCACAGGTTGTGGCCTTCATCCACGATGAGGTACAGGTTCTAGTTAAAGAAGGGCAGGAAGATGAAACAGGCAGACTTATTCAACGATGTATGCGAGAAGTCGAGCAACACTTCTCCTTCAGATGTCAACTCGACAGTGATTACAAGTACGGACGAAACTGGGCAGACACGCATTGATGCAGTGACTTGCACTGTGTGTGACACCATGCAACCAGTAGCAAACTTTGAGATTGCTGCTAGTGGTGCAGTTCGCAGGACATGTAACTCTTGTCGTAGTGGACAGGCAAAGATTGTTATGAGGTTGAAGAAAGAAAACCCATACCCATCTGATGACTATGCCTGTCCTATCTGCGATAGAAATATGGATGACCTAGCTAAACTAGGCCAGCCTATGTACAACAAGTGGGTACTAGATCACTGTCACGATACCAATACATTCAGGGGATGGCTGTGCAATAGCTGTAACGCTGGGTTGGGTAGGTTCTCTGACAGTTTGGATAGGGTACTAAGGGCAACAGGATACTTAGAGGAGCATAAGATAAAGCATGGACTTTGATTTCTTTTTCAAAATGGTCTGCACTATCAGCTTCGCTGGTGTGACCCTATGCCTCTGCATCAAATGGATTGTAGAATCCTACCTAGACTATGTACAGGTGATGACAGGCATTAAGGTAATGACCCTCAGTAAACTAAAAGATACGCAACATGAACGAGAGGATATAGACGATGACCCTACTGCTTATTGATGGAGACATCATTGCCTACAAAGCATCTGTGTCAGCAGAGACACCAGTTAATTGGGGCGATGGTTTGTGGACTCTACATTGTTGGGAAGATGACGTAGCCATACGCATTGATGACCAGATAACAAAGCTTACAGAGGAAGCACCAGTACAGGATTGTGTTGTTGCTTTGTCAGACAAAGAGAACTATCGCAAAGAACTTGCACCATACTACAAAGCCAACAGAAGTAAGACACGTAAGCCTATGCTTCTACAGTGGGCAAGGGAGTACATGGCTAGTAAGTATAACACTATTATATACAGGAGATTGGAAGCAGATGATGTCTTGGGGATACTTGGTACTGCGAATCCAGATACTATTATCTGGTCTGAAGATAAGGACTTGCTTACTGTACCAGCAAAGCATTGGATTGATGGTGAGGTTGTCAAAATCAGTGAAGAAGAAGCTAAGTACAATTTCTACTATCAAACGCTTGTTGGAGATAGTACAGACAATTACAAAGGCTGTCCTTCGGTTGGCTCAGTTACTGCTAACAAGCTTCTATCACAAGATTGTTCGTGGGATGCAGTGGTTAGTGCATATGCTGCTAAAGGCTTATCAGAAGAGGTAGCCTTACAGAACGCACGACTAGCACGTATCCTACGTGATGGTGAGTATGATACAGACACAGCAGAGGTGAAGCTATGGCAGAGCAGCTAAGACATGAAGAGTATATGAAGAAACAGGCAGATATGGTCAACAGTCCTGCCCACTACGCAGACAGTGGTATTGAGACTATCGACTACATTGTAGATGTGCTTGGTGAGTTTGAGGCTATCAGCTATTGTCATGGTAACATCATCAAGTATACAGGTTCTCGTCTATGGAAGAAGGGCAATCCTATTGAGGATGCTAAGAAAGCTCGTTGGTACATGGACAAGATGATTGAACTAATGGAAAAGACTAAAGGGGTAAACTGGTAATGGATAATGTAACTTTCAGGGTAGACCGTTATGATGATGACGGTGAGTATATCGGACATGTAGAACACACCTTCCAATGTGAAGGTCATCTATCTGAGATGCTATTCAATTTCAAAGCTTTCTTACAGGGCATGACCTTTGGGTATGTTAAGAATGTATATGCAATCAAAGACGATGGCGAAGAGGTTGGTGAGGAATGATGAACCTACACGATTACCAGATGCAAGCACTGAAGACAGCAGTGTACCCTAAGAAGTATTCTATCTCCTACCCTGCGCTGGGTCTAGCCGAAGAAGCAGGAGAGGTGGCTGGCAAGATTGCTAAGATGATGCGAGATGATATATCTCTTGTTGACCAAAAGAAAAAGATTGAGGCAGAGATGGGTGACGTACTGTGGATGTTAGCAGCACTAGCCCATGACTGTGGCCTGTCCCTACAAGAGATAGCAGAGAAGAATCTAATAAAACTAAACGCACGACAGTCATCAGGTACTCTGCATGGCGAGGGAGATAATAGATGATAAGCAACTACCTACCAACAGACTACCAAACCTTCATTGCTACCAGTAGGTACGCACGATGGCTAGAGGACGAGAACAGGCGAGAGACTTGGGTTGAAACAGTACAACGCTACATCAACTACATTGCCACTACTGGTCTATCTGCTGATGATCTGGAAGAGATTGAAGAGGCTATCCTAAACCTAGAAGTAATGCCTAGTATGAGAGCGTTGATGACAGCAGGGGTAGCGGCAGACCGTGACAACACCTGTATCTACAACTGTAGCTACCTACCAGTAGACCATATACGTGCCTTTGATGAGGCTATGTTTATCCTACTGTGTGGTACAGGTGTAGGGTTTAGTGTTGAGCGTCAGTCTATCGCCAAGCTGCCTACTATTCCAGAGACTTTGGTTAAAGATACTCGCGCTATAAAGGTAGGGGATAGTAAAGAAGGTTGGGCTACAGCCCTACACTCCCTCATGTCTACCCTATACTCAGGCGTCATACCTAGCTGGGACTTGTCTGCTATTCGTCCAGCAGGTGCGAGGCTAAAGACCTTTGGTGGTAGAGCGTCAGGACAGGAGCCATTGAATGACCTGTTCAATTTTGTGGTAGAAAAATTTAAGGCAGCAACAGGACGTAAGCTTACTAGCATTGAGTGTCACGACATTATGTGTAAGATTGGCGAGGTTGTGGTGGTGGGTGGCGTACGCCGTTCAGCTATGATTAGCTTGTCCAACCTAAGTGATGGGCGTATGGCACACGCCAAGTCTGGTAGCTGGTGGGAGAACGAGGGTCAACGTGCGTTGGCTAATAACTCTGTAGCCTACACAGACAAGCCTGACATGGAAGGGTTCATGCGTGAGTGGTTGTCACTCGTTGAGTCTAAGTCTGGTGAGCGTGGTATCTTCTCACGTGTCGCAGCAGACAAGCATGTAGAGATGAACGGACGTAGAGAGACAGGGCATGAGTGGGGAACTAACCCATGTTCTGAGATTATCCTACGGCCTTACCAGTTTTGTAATCTAACAGAGGTAGTGGTACGTCAAGGTGATGACCTAGATAATCTAAAGCGTAAGGTACGTCTGGCTACCATACTTGGTACAGCACAAGCCACCTTCACTAAGATGCCATACCTACGTGACATCTGGAAGAAGAACACAGAAGAAGAACGCTTGCTTGGCGTATCTCTGACAGGTATCATGGACAACTACCTACTGTCTAAGACTACTGACAGTAAGGTGTGGCTCAAAGCCATGAAGCAGACAGCCATTGATACTAATGCAGAGTATGCTGAGAAACTAGGTATCCCTGTATCAGCAGCCATCACTTGTGTAAAGCCATCAGGTACAGTGTCACAGCTTGTTGATAGTGCTAGTGGTATTCACGCAAGACACAGCGAATACTACATACGTACTGTACGTGGTGACAACAAAGACCCACTTACACGTTTTATGCAGGATACAGGTATCCCTGCTGAACCATGTGTAATGAAGCCCGACTCTACCACAGTGTTTAGCTTCCCAACTAAGTCACCATCTGGTGCTGTTACACGTAACGACATGACTGCATTGGAGCAACTAGAACTGTGGAAGAACTACGCATTGAACTGGTGTGAACACAAACCATCAGTAACTATCACAGTAAAGGATGCAGAGTGGATGGCAGTAGGTGCGTGGGTATATGAAAACTTTGACATCTGCTCTGGTATCTCATTCCTACCACACAGTGACCATACATATGCACAAGCTCCTTATCAAGATATAGATAAGGAAACATATGAAGAACTCAAGAAACAGATGCCTACTTCTATTGATTGGTCAGCTTTGTCTCTTTATGAGAAGGAAGATACAACAACAGGTGGGCAAACTTTGGCGTGTACTGCTGGTGCATGTGAGCTAGTAGACATCTAAAGTTACAACATTAGCGAAGGTTTGTAAAAATGAGAGCATTAGGCAACGATTTCAATATAACAGATGGCTTACTTAACCACCTACAAGAGTTGTATCCTGACAAACTTCCGCATGAACAAGTGTCCCCTGAGAAACTAAGCTTCCTCAGGGGTCAACAATCTGTCATACAGAAGCTTGTTGAATTACAAAACCAAGATTTTGAGGATGATTAATATGGGTGGACTATTTGGCAGTAAAGCACCTGCCCCCTTACCAGCCCCTGCTCGTCCTGTTACAGCAGTAACGAAAACCCCCGACATTGAACTAGATGATACACAACTAGAGTCAACTATGCTAAAGAAAAAGCGCAAGGGTAAACGAGCATTGAGGCAAGACATAGTTAAAGACACAGCAACACAAGTAGCCAGCGAAGGTGCTGGACTACAGATACCTAAAGGACAGTAGCATGGGTGGCATTATTAAAAAGCCCAAGCGTCCTGCTCCTCCACCACCTCCACCACCTCCACCTCCACCTCCTGCTGCGCCAGTAGATACTTCTGCGACAGGTGCAAGTAAAGGTGGCATGGCTGAATCAGAGCTACAACTGTCTGGTGAAGTTACAGGTGGTAGGCAGCTTAGACGTAGGCGTAGAGGTAAACGAGCGTTGGTTGGACAAACTGCTGCTGCTGCACAAGTAGGTGGCGAAGGTACGTCTGGTCTAAATATTCCGAAGGGATAAGTAAATGGAAGAAGAAGTAGGTACAGTAGCTAAACGCTACAGTCAGCTTGAGAGTGAGCGTGATACGTTCCTTGAGCGAGGCCGTGAGGCAGCAAAGCTAACCATCCCTACTCTTATGCCAGAGGAAGGGCATAGTAGTTCATCTATCTATGCTACACCGTATCAAGGCATCGGAGCGAGGGGTGTAAACAACCTTGCATCTAAATTGCTTCTTGCTCTGCTGCCCCCTAACAGCCCCTTCTTTCGTCTAACGATTGACGACTTTGACTTGCAACAAATTGCAGGTGACAATCGTGGGCAAGTAGAAGAAGGGCTGGCACGTATTGAACGTGCAGCAATGCAGGAGATTGAGAGCAAGTCTATTCGTGTACCTGTCTTTGAGGCACTCAAGCTGCTTATCGTAACTGGTAATGCGCTAGTGTATATGCCCAAAGAAGGTGGCATGAAAGTATATAGACCTGACCGTTATGTGACAAAGCGTGACGCAATGGGTAACTTGTTGGAGATTATTACTAAAGAGTCAGTGTCACCTTTGATGCTGCCTGATGCAGTAAAACAGATGATACCACCAAGTGATACACCTGTGAAGAATTATGACCTGTACACCTGTGTCAAAACTACCAAGCGTGGCTTTGACGTACATCAGGAAGTAGCAGGTATTGAAGTTCCTGCTTCACGTGGAACATTCAAGAAAGACCAGAACCCATTCATTCCATTGCGCTTTATTCGTATTGATGGTGAAGACTATGGGCGTGGTTTCATCGAAGAATACATCGGTGACTTGCGTAGTTTGGAAGCACTAACCCAAGCTATTGTACAAGGAAGTGCAGCTTCATCTAAGGTTCTGTTCCTAGTACGTCCTAACGGTACGACTAAGACAGCTAACCTAGCTAAAGCACCTAATGGTGCGTTCCTTACTGGTGATGCTAATGATGTTTCTACTCTACAGGTACAGAAGTCAAGCGACTTCCGTGTAGCCTTAGAGACTATGCGTATGATTAATGACCGTCTTGCTGCTGCCTTCTTGTTGAATAGCAGTGTACAACGTGCAGCAGAACGTGTCACAGCAGAAGAAGTGCGCTTCATGGCGCAGGAACTAGAGACTGCATTGGGTGGAGTATACTCTATTCTATCGCAGGAGTTCCAGCTTCCACTAATCAACCTGCTACTAGAGTCATTGACAAAGCAGGGCAAGATGCCTCGTATGCCTAAGGACAGTGTTAAACCTACTGTTGTTACAGGTATCGAAGCACTTGGGCGTGGTCAAGACCTAAACAAACTTGCAACATTCTTGCAATATCTACAGCCACTTGGCGCAGAGGTTATTGCCAGCGAGATGAACTTGGGTGACTACATAGACAGACTAGCAGCATCACTAGGCATCGACACCTCTGGACTTATTAAGTCAGCAGAGCAGAAGCAACAAGAGGCTATGATGCAACAACAGATGCAACAGCAACAAATGTTAGAACAAACAGCTATGGGTATGGCACAGGGTGCTGCACCACAAATGGCAAAAGGCGCAGTAGAAACGGAGTAATACATGGCAGAAGCTATTAACACTTATCAAGAACCTGAACCTGAATCTCAAGAGCATGTAAAAGAAATGCTTGAGAAAGTAGAAGGTAGTCAACAAGATGCTAACCGTCCTGATTGGTTACCTGAAAAGTTCAAATCACCAGAAGACATGGCTAAAGCTTATGCTGCATTAGAGGGTAAGTTGGGTCAAGGTGAACAAGAATCTGAACCAGAGGTAGAAGAACCCACTGGTGAGGAGTCTTTGTCAGAAGTCTCTGAACTACTAGATAGTAAGGGACTAGACTTTGATGTGTTCCAAGAAGAGTACATCGAAACTGGTGAGCTATCCCCAGAAGCTTATAAAGCTTTGGAAGAGGCTGGCTTCCCACAAAGCATGGTTGACTCTTGGGTAGCAGGGCAAGATGCTCTGGCTGCACAAATGACAACCGACATGCACTCCATTGTAGGAGGTGCAGATCAATACACTGACATGGTTCAGTGGGCATCGAACAATCTACCCGAAAGTGAAGTCGATGCTTTCAATGCAACTATGGATACGCAAGACCCTAATATGATTAGGCTTGCTGTTCAAGGTCTTAATGCACGTTATCGTTCTGAGGCAGAACCTAACCTTATGCAAGGTGGCACAGGTTCTGTATCCACAGGTGGGCGTTTTGAAAGTAATGCGGAACTCACTTCTGCTATGAGTGACCCTAGATACGCTAAAGACCCTGCCTACAGGCAACAGGTAGCTGATAAGCTTGCTCGTTCTAGCCTGTTCTAACATGTTGCATTTGGTGAGGGGGTTGTATAAGAATCCCCTCTCCTTCTAAGTACATCCTACCTGCTGGCGTTACAGGATTCCCCTAATAATAAAGGGCTGTAAGTAAGAGCCAAGTGGGGTGTATTTAGAAGGGGAAACCCTAACACGAAGCTAAACATAACAAACGATTACCCCTGACCCCTTGCGAGGGACAATCTTGGAGAAAGGATGTAGTGTAATGCAGAGTGTAATTCAACTCAACATTATACTCACTAAGGAGTAATTCAAATGGCACAAGCCGCTTCAAACCCTGCCTATAGCGTAAGCTTTCAGGGTCAAAACAACCTATCAGGTGACGTACGTGACCTGTTTCTCAAGCTGTACGCTGGCGAAGTCCTGACAGCTTTTGAAGAAAAGAAAGTCCTTTCGGACAAGGTGCGTACTCGCACAATCTCAAAGGGTAAGTCTGCCTCGTTCCCAATGACAGGCCGCGCAACTGCGGAATATCTGACTCCGGGCAACGAAATTACTGGTGGTACTATCCGTGCTGGTGAGCGTATCGTAACTATTGATGACTTGCTCATCTCTAGCCAGTTCATTGCTAACATTGATGAAGCAATCAACCACTACGATGTCCGTTCTATCTACTCAAAGGAAGCTGGTATTGCACTAGCTAACGAAGCAGATAAGAACGTAGCACGTATGCTTGTAAAAGCTGCGCTGTCAACCAACGCTACACGTGCTGCTGGTCTTGTTCAAGACTACAAAGCCTTCACTGAAGAAGACTTTACTGACAATGTGACTATCGGTACTGCTGGTGGTGATGTGACTGACCCTGCAAAGCTGGCTAAAGCTATCTTTGACGCTCGTAAAGAGATGGAAGTCAAGAACGTACCTACTGAGGGCGCTGTAGTTGTACTGGCTCCTGACCAGTATTACGCATTGATGGACGTTACTGATGGTAACAAGCTTGTCTACATGAACAAGGACTTCGGTGGTGCTGGTTCTATCGCTTCTGGCGTAGCACCTTCAATCGCTGGTATGCCTATCATTATGTCTAACCACGCTAACGTGGCTAACCTGTATCAGAACTTCACTACAGGTGATGCTGCCGAAGGTAAGACATCAGACAACGCACCTCTGGCAAACACTGCTGGTTCAGGCCGCACAACTCACTATGACCTGCCTACTGCTAACGTAGATGGCGCAGACATGGTGGCACTTGCTGCTAAGTTCAAGGGCTTTGTCTTCACACCAGACGCAGTAGCTACTGTTAAGCTGCTCGACTTGGGTATGGAGTCTGAGTACCAGATCAACCGTCAGGGTACACTCATGGTTGCTAAGTACGCAATGGGACACAACGTACTGCGTCCTGCTGCCTGTATCGCTCTGTCAGCCGCTTAGTTTTAATTGGAGAGGGGTTAATAGCCTCTCTCCTTTTTCATAGGATAGTGTTATGCAGAAACTAAAAATTAAAAAGTCACGTGTAAACGAGGCAGGAAACTACACTAAACCTACGATGCGTAAGCGCATGTTTAACAGTATTAAAGCTGGTACAAAAGGCGGTAACGCTGGTCAGTGGTCGGCGCGTAAAGCCCAGCTACTTGCCTCACGTTATAAGAAAGCAGGTGGGGGCTACACATCGTGAAGAAGCCTCAGGAAAGCTTAAAGAAGTGGACGAAACAAAAGTGGCGTACTAAATCAGGTAAACCTTCTGCTAAGACAGGTGAACGCTATCTACCAGAAGCAGCTATCAAGTCACTGTCTGCATCAGAGTATGCAGCCACTACCAAAGCGAAGCGCGAAGGCTCTCGCAAAGGTAAGCAGTTTGTTCGTCAACCATTAAGGATTGCTAAGAAGACAGCACAATATAGGAAGTAGATATGCCACAAGTAGGTTCAAAACATTACAGCTATACCAAAAAAGGTAAAGAAGCTGCCAAGAAAGAAGCCAAGAAAACTGGGATGCCTGTAAAAAATAAGTACATGAAGAAGAAGTAACATGGGTATTACACATGCAGGAGAAACATTCAGAGGTCTACGTATACCTAAAAGTTCCCCTAAGGGTAAGAAGTCTCATGCTGTTTTAATTGGTACTAAAGACAAACCAAAGTTAATTAGGTTTGGTGAAAAGGGTGCTAAGACTAACCAATCAGCAAAGCAACGCAAAGCCTTTAAGGATAGACACCGTAGGAACATATCCAAAGGCGAAACAAGCGCAGCTTATTGGGCTAACAAGGTCAAGTGGAAAGCTTAAAAGGTAAACGATATGGCAGGAACAACAAAACTAGATGCAGTCAACACGATGCTTTCTGCCATAGGCGAAGCACCAGTAAGTAGTCTCTCCTCTGGTCTGATTGAAGCAGAGATTGCAGAGAGTATTCTAAACACAGTTGACAGAGAAGTACAGTCTATGGGCTGGCACTTCAACACAGAATTAAATAAAAGCTTTGCTCAAGATACAAACGGTGAGATACTACTACCTACAGATATTCTTAGAGCAGACGCCACGCTAGCCGCAGAGAGTCCAAACTTGGTACAGCGTGGTCTAAAAATGTATGACAGAACCAACCACACATTTAACATTGGGGCATCTACACAGTTAGACATTGTAGTAAAGCTAGCTTTTGAAGATATGCCAGAAGTAGCCAAGCGTTATACAGTGCTACGCGCTACTCGCATCTTCCAAGACCGTGTGGTTGGCTCTAACACCCTACATGATTTCCAAGAAAAAGATGAGGGTTACGCTCTTATGGAACTTAAAGAGTTTGATAAGGCTGCTGATGACCACAACATCTTTGACAATTATGACACGTATGCTATCATTGATAGACAGGGACGGAGAACACTCTAATGGCACTCATCAGTCAATCTATCCCCAACCTCATCAATGGGGTATCACAACAGCCACCATCCCTACGTCTTAACACACAAGCAGAGTTACAAGAGAACGGCTTGTCAAGTGTAGTATCAGGTTTGTCTAAGCGTCCTAGCACAACCCACGTGGCTAATCTAGGAACTATCTCTAACTTAGACAAGGCTTTTATTCATACTATTCGTAGAGATGAAAACGAGTTTTACTCTATGGTTGTGGATACCTCTGGTGTAATCAGGGTGTTTGACAAAGATGGTACTGCTAAGACTGTTACGAACAACGCAGCGTCCTACCTATCAGGCTTGACTGATCCTAGTAAAGAATTGTCTGCTGTCTCTATTGCAGACTCTACCTTTATTGTCAATAAGAATACAGTTGTTGCCAAAGGAACAGCTACTGCGCCTACTCGTAATCCAGAAGCATTGGTATATGTCAAACAGGCTGATTACTCATCTACTTATAGGCTGACGCTAACCAAAGGTGGTAGCTCTAGTACAGTTGAGTTTGCAACAAAAGCTAGTACGCAGGGTAACTCCCAAGAAACACAGAACGCTGAACGTGGTGCATCTACTGACCTGATTGCAGAAAACCTTAATACATTTTCTGGTTCTACTGTTAGTACAGATTACTATGAAGACATTACTAATGGTAGTGCTGTTAGTGGTCTAACTATTACACGCTATGACTCAGTGTTACATATCCAATCTACTAACGCTACTGACTTCCAAGTAGAAGTAGGTGACTCACATGGTGGGGATCACTTGCTTATATTCAAGGATGAAACAGGTGACTTTAAGAAGCTACCTACCAAAGCTCCTACTGATTTTGTTATTAAGGTATCAGGGGACAATCAGAAAGCACAGGACGATTACTATGTAAAGTTTACGGCTGATGATGTGTGGAAGGAAACTATAGAACCAGCAGCACTAACACAGCTAAACGCTGCCACCATGCCACACAAACTATCTAAGCTAGCCAATGGTAACTTTCAGTTTGATGTAGTAACATACAAAGAGAGACAAGTGGGGGATGATGACACGAACCCATTTCCATCGTTTATTGGATATACTCTGTCTGACATCTTCTTTCACCGTAACAGGCTGGGACTCCTTGCAGACGAGAATGTAATCTTCTCACGTGCAGGTGAGTTTGTAAACTTTGACTTCTTCCGTAAGTCTGTACTAACCATTGTAGACAGTGACCCCATTGATGTGGCTGTGTCCTCTAACAAGGTTAGTATTCTTAAACATGCTGTGCCATTTAACGAAGCACTACTCCTGTTCTCTGATCTTACACAGTTTAAGGTTACGGCTGACCCTGTACTTACCCCTGAGACAATCAACGTGGCTAATACCACAGAGTTTGAGGCAAGCCTACGCGCAAAGCCAGCACAAGCAGGTAAGTATGTATACTTCGCATCTAAGCGTGGTGCATGGTCAGGCATGTGGGAGTATTTTGTAGACTCTGACACAGACACTAATGACGCTACAGAGATTACGGCACACGTGCCTGAGTATCTCAATGGTGAGATTAAGAACATTCAAGCATCGTCTAACGAGGACATGCTGATTGCACAGACTGACAATGACCCTACAGCCTTATATGTATATAGATACTACTGGCAGGGCAGGGAAAAGCTACAGGCTTCTTGGTCGCGCTGGGTGTTTGGTGGAGATGTCATAGGTTACTCATTTAACCTAGCTGATATTACAGTCCTTATCAAAAGAGGTAACGACTTGTACCTTGAGCGTATAAACCTGTCGGTAGATACTGCTACAACCTACACTACTGGTAGCTTTGCTATCCACCTAGATAGACGTGTTACGTTAGCTACAGGAGGTACTACCACACTACCTTATACAGATGCGGCTGCTATCTACGTAGATAAGACAGGTGAAATTATACCCCTATCTGCTGTTGCAGGTAAGCTAGCCAACAGTGAAGTAGTCTTTGCTGGCGTACCCTTCACGTTTAAGTATGAGTTCTCTGAGCCTGTGGTAAAACAGGACAACAAACCTGTGACAACAGGACAGCTACAGATAAGAAACTACGCTGTAGTCTACAACAAGACAGGCTTCTTTGAAGTAGACGTAGCTCCCCTCAAGAGAAGTGTTTACACAAGAAGCTTTACAGGACGCATCGTTGGTGGTGCTAACAACATCCTGAACCAAGCTGCCATCGACTCTGGCACATACCGATTTGGTGTGCTAGGTAAAGCTGGTGAAACAACTGTAACCCTAAAAAGTAGTAGTCATCTACCCTGCACATTCCAATCAGCAGAGTGGGAAGGCTTCTACGTACTACGTTCTAGGAGAATGTAATGAAAGGCCACGTGAGAAAAAGTACCCAAGCTGATGTTGATTACCTATGTAACAACCTCAGACCAGAAGATGCACAAGAGGTACAAGCCTCACATGGTAGTACAAAAGAAGCGTTACAGATGGGGTTTGATGATTCAGATGAATGTTGGACAATCGTGGTAACAGAGACAGACGAGATAGCAGGTATATATGGGGTTGGTAGGTATGATGACATGGTAGGTATACCGTGGTTACTTACTACCCCCGCTATCGAAAAAGTGTGGCTACCCTTCCTTCGCGGTTCGCGTAAATGGGTTAGTGAGATTAATAATAAGTACCCCCTTTTGACTAACGCTGTGGATGCAGAGTATACAGTAGCTATTAACTGGCTACGCTTTGTCGGCTTCACATTTATAAAGAAACATGAAACATGGGGTGTAGGTAATAGACCCTTCTTAGAATTTGTGAGGATACGATAATGGATCCAATGACTATGCTTTCTATCGGGCAGTCCGTAATAGGATTTGCAGAAGAAAGTCGAAAGCAAGCTGAACTAGAAGCACGGTATCAACAAAACAGATTAGCTGCTGCTGCTTCACGTGACTTAAAAATTCAACAATTAAATCGCAGAGCTATTCAAGAAGCAGAGGCTACTGCTGGGCAAAAGTTTGACCTAGCTATCAGAGCTTTAGAAACAAGAGAACGTAGAGTAGTAACCGCTGGCGAAGCTGGTGTTAGTGGTCAAGGTATTGATGCACAGTTGGACATGACTGAGGCGCGTAAGCTTCGGGGTGACACAGTTTACAATCAACAGCTAGAGAATGTGTTTGCTGAACTTGAACTAAACAAGATGGGTGCAGACGCAGAAGCAATGAATAGAATAAACTCCCTACAACGTGGAGTGCAGCCTAGCTTTATGACTGCTGCTGTAGGTGCCGCCGCTGGTGCATATGCAACAGAGCTTAAATATGGTGGCAACAAGTCTGGTAGTTTCCTAGATAGTATGGGACTAGGTGGTAGTGTATCACCTTATGGACAGACAGACGTTGTACTACCTAACGTATCGACAATGAGTTAAGAGGACAACATGGCAGAACGTAGAGTACCAGTACAAAGGCTGGATGTTCCTACAAGTGTTAAGCCTGTGGCAAGCACTGTAGACACTTATGTAAGACCTGCTGCTCCTCAGACCCAAGCAAGTGGGCTGGCTCAATTTGTTAGCGCAATCACTCCTGCTATTCAAGCAGAGGCAGATGAGCGTTTGAAGGTTCGCCTCAAGCGTGAGCGAGAGATTGAGAATGGTATTTATAAGAATAAACTTAATCAGGCACGACAAGCCTCTATTGAATTGTTGGGTAATGCCAAACTACATTATGAAAACAATCAAGAAGAATACCTTGCACTAGAAGATACCGAAGATGGCACAGCCTATGACCAAGTTAAGGCAAGGCGTAATACTTACTTTAATGATTATCTGACACAGTTAGAACAGAAGGGTACTGACCCTGTAATTATTGAAGCACTCAAGAGTGACCTTGCTACTGGTGACACTGCGTTCATGGTATCTGTGTTTGGCGCAGATAAAGAAAAGCGCAACAGAGAAGAGATTAACAACAAGCTTACTACGTCAGTGCGTACTGTACTAGACAGCGGCAACCCTAGAGAACAACAGCTTGCTACTCTTAACGACATTTTTGCAAAGCATGTAGCAGCTAACAACAACGACTTCCGTACTGCTAATGATGTTATGATGGCACTAGCAGAAGACTTGTCACTCACCAGTGCCGACAACGCTCTAACAGATTGGCTAAAGTCAGACCTGTCTAAAAACCAGTTTGGTATCGGACGCAATGCTAAGTCTGCTGCAACTATTGAAGCACGTGCGAAGGCACAGGCTAATGCTGCTGCTTCAGGTATGACTACACAGTTGACTGCTGAAAGCTTGGCAAATAACGCAGCAGAAGCTTACACATCTGGTGAGATGTCAGCCCTTGCTACAGACAGACAGACTGTTCTAAGTAATGGTAAGGTTGTCCAGCATGACCCTAAAGACTATATTCCATACATTGAATCTGAGTTTGCTAGCGAAGTGGCACAGATTATGGGTATGGAAGAAGTAGCACCAGAAGTACGCGACTCTATGTTACTTGAGGCAAACCGTAAGAAGTACAAGTTTTACTCTAGCTTTAATCTGATGCCCCCTGAGTTGTCTCAGTCTGTAAACAACGGACGTACTTTGTTGACTATGGGTGACTTAACAGACCCAGATAATCTAAACAAAGCCAAGACTATGTACGATGCTTTGAACATGGCAGATGGCTACTCTAGCGGAGGTATCATATCTACTGCCCTCAAGGGTGACGATGCTACACGATTTAGACACTTACAGTCAATGATAAATGGTGGCTATGACTTTGCTACAGCTTTAGGTAAGGTACAGGGTACAATATTTACAGGCCGAAAAGTAGCAGTTACTGATGATGATGTGCGTGATGCAATAGATAATAACCGTTTACCGTGGTTAACCAAAGAAGCATCGGCAAGAAACATTGGTATCCTGACTGACGAAGTATCTAAGTTAGCTGACGCACTAATGCAGACTGATGTAGGCATTACAGAAGAAGAAGCTAAGAAGCAAGCTATGATACAGGTAGCTAAAGACTTCAAAGGTATTAAGAATACTGATCGTTCTGTTACCCTGATTAAAGTAGAGAGTAACGCTATCAATGACCCTGTTAATATTACAGCCATTGAGACAGCCCTTACTGAGATTAAGGCTGATGAGGAATTAGCTGGCTATATCAGACAAGGTTTGACTATAGACCCTCTAGAAATTATGGGGATACAAACAGACGCAGGGTTTGAAGTTCATGTAGCCAACACTGGTAATCCTAATCAGCTTTATGTATATGCTACCCCACTAGGAGAAGAAGGTCAAGTAAGTACACAGAACCTACTACTAGGAACTGTGAGTATTTGGGACTTTAATGCTAATAGATTGAATGGTATTAAGGAGCAGATAAAAGCTAAGTATGCTACTGCTGTAGAAGCAGAGCAAACATCTAGTGCTGCCCCCGCTGTTGGAACTGGTACAAACGTAGTAGAAGATACAATAGCCTCTGTAGAACAGGCTGTTACAACAGATGATGATGCTGTTAGGCAGCAAGCTCTAGCTAACATTATACAAAATGTTGAACAAGCTATAGCAGCCGAAGGTGTAGACGAAGAAGCTGTGACAGAAGTTGTAGAGTCTGTAGTGTCCGATGACACAGAAATTACTACTGACGATGTTGAGACTATCTCTGCTATCATTGAGGACGAGGGCTTTAAGTCAGAGCCTTATGATGACATGGGGCTAGACTCTGTAGGACATGGCTTGCAGATAGCATCCCTAGAGCCTGATGAACGTGCCTTGATTAAAGACATCAATAACGTAACAGAAGACGAGTCAAAAGCAGTAGTAGCCTTGAAGGTATCAAAGACCAGAGACTTCTTTACTAACGAAGTAGCAGGGTTTGAGAACCTACCTGCATCTGCTCAGTCGGGTGCAATACAGATGGGCTTCCAGCTTGGTAGGTTTAATGTTAAAGATGAGTGGCCTAAGTTTATGGACTCTCTCAAACGTGCTGGTCAAGCAGCAGAGGGTTCTATTGAACAAGCCTCTGCATTGTTTGACGCTAAATTTAACATGTTGTACAATGTTGCAAAAGATGGTACAATTAAAGCTACTGAGTGGGCAACCCAAACTAAGGATAGAGCATTTGAAGTAGCTGAGACTATGGTGGCTAACATTGACATGCCTTCGATTATTAATCAAGCTAGTGCTTCTACAATCAACGCTAAAGATATGGCACAGGATAGCATACAGCAAGAAGGCACAGTCCTAGACGCACTGGAAGAGGGTAGTCCTTCGTCCAACATTATTGCTGCTCCATACAAGATGATATTTAGCAATGCTTTCGATCAGGTGTTTGGAACACAGAGTAAGTTTACTGCCGAAGACATTGGTGAAGACACTATGTCTGTGATACAGCAAGCGTTGGCTAACGCAGAAGCAAGAGGCTCTAGGAGTGTAGAGTATGACGATTATCCTCTGACTGCGCGTGGATTGAAAGTGTCATCCTTCATTGCTAACTTTAAGGACGTTACAGGTAAGAGACTGTCACCAGCCGAAAAGAAACGGATGGAAGACGAAGTTAATGCTATCTATCCTAACAATCCTATAGGCTTTGCTATGTTGGCGTATGACCTACAGACAGACCCTGTACTAAAAGCAGCAGGATTTGTAGGTGGTTTCTCAATCCAGAAAGATGCTGAAGGTAATAAGTTTATCAAAGAGAAATGGAACTTTAACAACAAGAGTAGCACCGAAGGTACTATTTATAAGAAGGTTCGTAAGTTCTTTGGTGACTTCATGCCTATATCCGAAGAGGAAGGCTCTGAGGTATTTATCAAACTGAACTAATAGAAGGGAACAGTAATGGGTAATAGTGGAATTGAATGGGTAGATAACGTGTTTGATTTCTGTGTTATCTTACTTGTAAGAATGGCTGACATGTTGGGCATGTCTTACGAAGAGATTAACATTTGGTTGTTTGTTGTTATCCAACCTGCAATTACTATATTACTGTTCCTTGAAGTCCTACGACTAAGACGGAAAGTTAAGAGGAGATACGAATGGCTGAACAGACCTTCCTAAAAGACATGGAAGAACTAGGGTTTGGTGGTGCAGAACCATCTCCCTTAACAGCAACCGTCAGTGACCTCGCTCTCAAAGCTGCACGTAAGCAAGCAGAAGCAGAGCGAGAAGATTTAGGCTTTTGGGAAATGGTGGGTATGCGTCAACTAGACGCTGGCACTATCTTCTCAGCCACCGCCCTGCTTGACAGACCAGAAGCAGGGGAACAAGAAGCCCTTACAGATGAAATAATAGAAGAGCTTACAGGTGGTATCACAGATGAACGCGCCATTACTCGTATCCTAGAGGCCGCTGGGTCTAAGGGTGTAAACTATGGTAGAGCTATTGCTAGGGAAGTTAGACAGACTATAGAGACTAACCAAGCCCTCTCAGAGCAGGGACTGACAGGTGCAGCAGCTATGCTGTTCTCTGACGTACTAGACCCTGCTGACGCTGCTATCATGGCTGCTACGGCTGCTGGTGTATCTGCTGCTGCCCCACCTCTAGCTCCTGTCACTGCTCCTGTAGCGGCTGCTGGTGCTAAAGGTTATCGACTGTTTAGTAAGTTTAAGAACAACAAGAAATACCTAGCTATGGCAGCAGGTGTTGGTGGAACAGAACTAGCAGCACTAGAACTTCTACGTTCTCAGTCTAAGTATGACATCACAGGTGGTGACATCATCCTCGCTGGTACAATAGGTGCAGCAGGGGGTGCTGGTTTTACAAAGCTTGGGCAGGTTATGTATAGGCGTTCAGTCGTACAACAGGCACTGCGTAAGCAAGCTGATGGTGAGCCTCTAACTGCTACAGAGACTGCTATTCTACGTCAGAATGATGACGAGATACTAGCACAAAAGTTTCGGCAGATGGCACACGACAACGATGACTTTGGTGTAGATGAGCTAGCAGAAATTACAGGTGGTTCTGGTCTTACTCGTAAAGACTTTACACAAATGACACCTGAGGAACTGGCAGCAGTCCCACGACAGCGTGGGGTAGGTGCAGGGGTCAGGGGTTTTCTTTCTGCTTTTGTAGAGACAAAGAACTCTGATGATGGTATTGTACGATGGTTAGGCGATGGGCTTGGTCTAAATAGCACAGGTAATAAAGTAGGTGCTGATGGACGAGTTACTGCGGTAAACTTTGGAGCATTGGAGCAACGCGACACACTTGTAATGCGTTACAGGTTGAGCATTGCTAACCCTATTAAAGAACTTCGTGAGCAATACACCTCTCGCACAAACATCAGCCAAGCAGATTGGAATGTTCTGGTATCTCGCCAGTTGCGTATGCCTAATCCTGCTGCTGACCCTGCTGTAGTAAAAGCTGCTAACATCTATAAGACTAAGATGAAAGAACTGGCGCAACAAGCTGTTGATGCCAATGTAGCTGGATTTGATGTGGGAACTATATCACGTATTCAGAACTACGCCCCACGTATCTTTAACAGGGGTAACATTCGTAGGCTTCGTGAAGGCACACTCAAAGACAATGCAGATGGTAGCCTCAACGCAGCGTGGGGACAGCTAGCAGAAGCAGCTATTCGTAAAGGACAGCCTAACATTGAAACTACAGTCAAGAAAGCCCTTGAGAAGAAAAGAAAGGGTAAGGCTGTTAGTGCCAAGATGGTAAAAGACTACATCACACGTATCTCTAATGGATATATTAAAGGTGTACTAGACCCCTCTTACAATCAACGCTCTAATGCTAAGATGGCTAACGGTGACTTCGATGTAGAAGATTTCACCAATGTTATGAAGGCAGAAGGTTTTGGTGATGATGACATCGAACTAATCCTAGACGTTCTTACTGCTGATGCAAAAGTCAAAGGTCATAAACGTGCATTACCACGTATGATACTTGACGAAGCTACAGAAATCACGGTTACTGGTTCTGATGGTAAACCTTTCCAGCTACGGTTTCACAACCTGCTAGAAGAGAACATGGAAAACCTGTTTGACAGTTACGTGTTTCAACTCTCTGGTTCTATTGGACTAGCTAGGAATGGTATTGACACTAATGAAGTAGGCTCTAGCTTTGAGACTATCATTAGTAAAATATCTAATCAGGGTGATGCTGCTAGGCAGAAAGAGATAGAGTCTCTACGTTACATGTACGAGTCTACCAACGGTAGGTTTGCCTATCGGTCTGACTTGACAGAAACACAAAAGCAGACACTACGCCGTGTGCGTGAACTTAGCTTTATGGCTAACATGGGCATGTCAGGTATGGCAGCTATCATGGAACTGTCTAATGCTATCTTTGAATATTCGTTCTCTACTCTAATCAAAACTGTACCTATGTATGGTAAGCTAATTAGAGACTCTCGTACAGGCCAACTTAGCTCAAGAGTGGCTAGGGAAATGGAGGCTGCTACTGGTGTAGGCGGTGACGGAATTGTATCTAAAGTTACAACTATGAGAAGCAGACTTGAAGGCGATGTGTCCGAAGGTATTCAGATAGACGGAGAGATTACTAAGTTTGACGAACTGCTAGGTAAGGGACGTATCTTTACTTCTATTGCCTCTGGCTTGCAGGGTGTTACAGACGTACTGCGTAGGGTAACACTATACAACTACGCCTCAGAGTGGGCATATGCTCACAAGGCTGGTAAGGTAGCTATGTCTCCTATCAAGAGGGAGCAGTTGGGCATTACTGATGAGATGGCACAACGTATTCGCAATCAGATTGATGAACACGCTGATTACTTGCCTGATGGTACACTCAATGGCCTGAACGCTGATAGGTGGACAGACTCTGATGCAGCAGACATTTTCTTTGCCTCTGCTCGTAGAGAAGCTACACAGGCTGTGCAAGAGATGAACGCAGGTTCAGTCAACGCACGTTTGCGTGGAGAAGTAGGTAAGTCTTTCTTTCAGTTCTTGTCCTTCCCTATGGCATCTATGGAACAACAGGCTATGAGACTTGGTGTTAGATTTGCTAATGGCGATCAGATGCAAGTAGCTAAGATTATGTCCTTCTCTATGATGCTGGGAAGCATGATGTACATGTCAAGGTCTTACCTTAACTCTATGGGACGTAGTGACCAAGACGAGTACATGAAGAGGCGTATGGAGACAGCTAACCTTCTACAAGGAGCATTGAGCCAGATTGGTGCAGCTTCTATGTTTGGTTACATCTACCAGCTAACTACTGGTGCTATGGACGGTAACACTAATGCCCTGACACCTGCTGGTGTATCTATGGGTATTGGGGCTATCAAAGGTGCTGGTGACATGTGGGATGCTCTAGGTGAGGGTGAACTAAGTGAGACTGAATTACGTAGTCTTCTTCGCATTTTTCCCTTTACATCTCTATATGGAGTTAGGCAGATACTTAATGCTACCGCAAATGCGGCTACAAATTAATAGGAAAACAAATGGCTTTTTCATATCAAGACTATACAGGGGATAACTCTACTACTACGTTTAGTATCCCTTTTACATACACTGCCACTAGTGAAATTAGTGTAACGGTAGACGGTGTGGCTCAAACTGGCCTTTCTTTTCCTTCTGCCTCCCAAGTAACCTTGACTTCTGCACCTGCCTCTGGTACTCTAGTACAGGTTCGCCGTACTACAAATCTTACGGCACGTGCAGTTGACTTTGCATCTGGCTCAGTATTGACTGAGGAAGACTTGGATGATTCTAGTATTCAAACCTTCCACGCTTCTCAGGAAGCTATTGACCGTGCTAACGACTCTATTGCTCTGGATGATGACGATAAGTATGACGCACAAAACAAAGTTATTAAGAACGTAGCTACGCCTACCAACGCTAACGATGCGACAAACAAGTCTTATGTAGATACATCAGCCAATAACGCTGCCTCAAGCGCAGCAGCGGCTCTTGTTTCTCAGAACGCAGCAGCATCTTCTGCCGCAGCAGCAGCGAACAGTGCTACAGCATCGGCTGGTTCAGCCACTACTTCTGCAAATGAATCAACAGATAGTGCTAACTCAGCCACTGCCAGCGCATCATCAGCCACTGCTAGTGCTAACTCAGCGTCAGCGGCCTCAACCTCTGAGAGCAATGCGGCGGCTTCAGCGGCGACTGCTACTACTCAAGCAGCCCTTGCTACTACGAATGGTGCTGCACAGGTTTCGTTGGCGACTACACAGGCTAACAATGCAGCAGCAAGTGCTACTAATAGTGCAAACTCTGCGACTGCTAGTGCAAACTCTGCTACAGCAGCGGCTGGATCAGCATCGACTGCGACTACACAGGCGGCACTAGCTACCACTAATGGGGCGGCACAGGTTGCTCTAGCCACG